GGAGAAGACGATGGATACAATTATCGCCTTAACTGTGGGAGTGGTTTCACTGACGCTCAACGTGATGAGTACTGGACTGAACGTGCTAGTCTCATTGGTAACTTAATAGAAATTAGAGCTGACGCTCGAACTAAATCACAAGACAGTGATACATACAGTTTACGTTTTCCACGATTCAAAACGTTTCGTGGATTTCAAGCTGGTGAAAAAATTTAATGTATAGAGTAACTGCATATTTTAAGAATCATAAGGTTACACAATCATTCTTTGATCTGTATGACGCAATAGATTGGCGAGATAGTGCCGATGCACATTATCCTAAAAAGGTAACATTTGAAAAGGAGACTTCTATGAGAGAGTGGGTTTATAATTGTTGGAATGTAGTAATGGATAGCGAAAAAAATCCATTAAGTGTTATTCCAGACTTCAGTACACGGCATATGATTATGCAAGTATTAGCATGGATGTGGTGTATTGTGTTTGGTATTACTGTAGGTAGTTGGACAGTTTTTGGTGTTAGTGCCGTAGGACATGTTTTACTGTTAGGTGCTATTGCAATTACAGTTGCTACATTTGAAACTGCAAAACATAAGCCTAATGCTTTTCAGTTTAAAAAAGGATATCATTCTTATGGAAGAGGACGAGGCTTTACAATCTATCGAGATGCAAAAGGCAATGCCCACAAAGTACCTTTAGATCCAAATGATCCAGGTGGCGAACACGAATAAAGTCAAAAGTACTTGACTTTTAGATCAATCGACTATATAGTAAATATATAACATTTTAGAGCGGAAGAGTATCATGAGCTTAAAATCTATCAAAACTACACGGAAAAAGAAAACTAGAGCTCCTAGAGTTAAGGTTAATAAATTAGCAGTTCCACAGTGGGAAGGCTGGGAAGAATGGACTGGAGAACAGTTTCATCGACATAAAAGATCAGCGAGCGATTGGTATTATCAAAGTTTTAAACCTGCTGACTTGCATCCGCATTTATATCAATGGATGTTAGAGCAAAAAGAATACTCAAAGACTGATGTGCAAGCAATAAAGGCTTTGCCTAGTCATCGTATTAGTTCAATAATATGTATTAATGCTAAACTATTATTAGATGGCATGCCTAACTATAATAAAAAAGAAGATGAATATTGGCAATCTCTTGCTGGTACAATGGGTACTACAAAGCCAGTTACTGAATGGATGACTAAAAATATTAAGGAACTTATAGAAGAAGGTTCTAGTATTGTTAAAGAAAAGAAAGCAGAAGAAAAACAAAAAGTAAACGTATATGTTCCTACAATACAAGAACGTATTCGCGATCAAGCATACAAACAAGCAGAAGCACTAGAAGAATGGTTGGAAGGTTGGATAACAGACCCAAAGTCGTTTGACCCGAAAGGGTTCGACTTTAAAAAGCATTTTCAAGAATATGGTGTAACACAAGCTCATGCAAGAAAACTAAAGTCTTTTTATGAAACTGCATTAGACGATTTTAAAGAATTAGATCGTTATCCTACTGCTGGTCAGTTAAAAAAGATGGACGAACATACTCAAGACATGTGGGCACAGTTAAAAGAAGGCTACGGACACTTTAAAAAAGCAGATATTAAAAATTATACTATTGCTATTGAAGAACTTATGGTAGCATTAGACTTTGTTATAGATAGTGCTAAAGTTAATCGAAAGCCTCGCAAAGCTACACCAAAAAGTGCAACTAAACTAGTTGAAAAACTAAAGTATTGCAAGGCATATGACAAGTATAAGATTGCAAGTATTTTGCCTGATCAAATTATTAAAGCAAATGAGTTATGGGTATTTAATATTAAAACACGTAAATTAGGAAAATATGTTGCTAAGAATATAGATCCAAAAGGTATGGGTAGAGACGGAACTGGACTTAGTGTTAAAGGTACTACAATTATAGGGTTTGATGAAGGAAAAAGTATTCAAAAAACACTACGTAAACCAGATGATCAATTAAAAGAATTTAAAGGATTAGGCAAGGTTAAATTACGTACATTTATAGAAGATATAAAAACTATAGACACTAAGCTAAATGGACGGTGTAATCCAGATACATTGCTTCTCAAAGTAAACTGATAAATACTTACATGAGCGATAAGTTACAAAAAATATTAGCAGAGCTAGGTGATACAATTAATCAAGAGATTATAGATGCACCAGCACCTGCACTAGACATCACAGATAGATCTATTAGCGGTAATAAGATTAACGGTGGTAAAATTGCAAATTTTGCAAGTACTGGCATTAAGGATAATGCTACCTATGCAGGTGAACCTGTTTTAACAGTTGAAAATAATAAAATTACTGTTGAATCTATTTCAACTAACAAAATTTTAAATCCTTTAAGTATAGAAGGTAATTTAACTGTACAAGGAGAAATAACTGCTCATAAACTACATGTAGATGAAATTACCTCTGACGTAAGAAACGAAAGAACTACACCTTTAGAGTTTAAAGGTGAAAACGACCAAGCGCCATATAATAAAGGATTAATATGGTCAGGCGCAGGACCTACTCGACAGTTAATGTTTAGAGAAGGTGACGATAGATTTTTTAGTTCAGAGTCTATAGATTTACAAAATAATAAAGATTACAAAATTAATAATACTACTGTACTTTCTGAAACAGAATTAGGAACGGCTGTAGTTAAAAGTAACTTAAGACGTGTTGGTACATTACAAACACTAAAGGTTGCAGGTAACTTAACAGTTGGCGAATACTTATTCTGGGACAACGATTCAATGAGATTAGGAATTGGTATTGATGCACCTAATGGTGATTTAAGTATTGGTTCATTAGACCATGAATTTATTATAGCAGCTGACGATCGAGAATTTAAAGTAGGTACATGGAGTACTTCTAATCTTAAAATAGTAACAGATGATACTACAAGAATTCAAATATCAGCTGAAGGCAATATACAACTTAACGATAAAGTTAGTATTATAGGTACACTAGGTATTGGCGTAAAGAATTATGAAGAAGATGTTGCTTTAACAACAGCAGGTCCTATCCGTATTCAAGGTAAAAAACAAGAAGTGGGCGACAACGCTCCAACACAGGGAAACTATGCTAAAGGCGATATTATTTGGAATAGTAATCCTGTATCAACAGGATACGTAGGTTGGATATGTATTAGAGGTGGTACTCCGGGCGAATGGAAAACGTTCGGGCAAATTTCTAGCTAGGCCTTGCCCTATCTACCCATACATGTTAAAATTAAATACTTAGCAAAAAATTATTTTTGTATAAGAAAGGGAATGTCTTGATTAAAAGTTTTAAAAAACAAATACAACAATGGAAAACAGCATCTATTGCTATTCCAATCCTTGCAGTATTTGCACTAGTCATCTCCGATTATATACATCACGATATACATGATAATGTTATAAGTTGTATTTTAATATTTTTTGCTGTTGCCTCAGTAGGATTTTGGACATGGACTGTATGGCAAATGGTTAATTTAACAAACTATCTTTCTGATGTTGAATCTGACTATGCACAGGTAGCAAAAGATTTAGCTGAAACTAAAGAACTTCTAAAAGGTGATCGAGAGTATGCTAGTAATAGGAAACGGGGAAAGTCGAAAAGACATTCCAATTGATAAGATAAAAGGTACCAAAGTTGGATGTAATGCTATAATTAGAGATTACATAGTAGACCATTTAATCTGTGTAGATCAAAGAATGGTTGACGAAGTTCTTAAATATAACACAAAAATTTATACAAGAGCTGACTGGATATCTAAATATTCTAATTTTGAAAATGTTACTACAGTACCCAAATTAATTAAACAAGGCACAGAAAGATGGGACGAACCCTTTCAATGGGGTAGCGGACCTTATGCTGTATTGCTATCTGCGAAGCTGTGTAAGGGTCCTACAGTACGTCTAATAGGCTTTGACTTACATAGTATTACTAACACAGTTAATAACGTATACAAAGGAACTAGCAACTACGATCCTGTAGATAAAAATGCTGTTGATCCAAGATATTGGATACATCAAATATCCACTGTTTTTGATTGGTTTCCAAAACTTCGTTTCAAAATATATCAAACACAAGATTGGACTTTGCCAGAAAGTTGGAAAAAACACAATGTTTCACTTGACAGTCTTGACAATCTATAATATAATAAGTACATAGAATACAGAGGACTTTACTACGTCGACCCTCTTTAAATACTCCGCCGTTTAATATAGGAGAAAATATGAGTTATTATAGTACAAAAACATACGGACATAATATCGGACTATCAGCGGTATTCCGTCAGCCACATGCAAATCATAGCCATTGTAAGTTCTTACATGGTTATAGTTTACAATTTAAATTTACATTTGGTTGTGACGAGCTAGATAATAAAAATTGGGCTGTTGATTTTGGTGGGCTAAAGCCACTAAAGAAATGGCTTGAAGACACGTTTGATCATAAAACAGTTATTGATCTACAAGACCCTCATCTAAATGATTTTAGGATTTTAGAAACGAAACAATTATGTCAAGTTGTTGTACTAGATGGTGTTGGAGCAGAGAAGTTTGCTGAACACGCATTTAACTTTGCTGACGAGTTAATTAGAAAAGAGACAAATAACAGGTGCTATGTTGTTAGAGTTGAATGTGCTGAACACGGTGCTAACTCAGCAATCTATGAGAGGTAACATGAGAATAATAGCAGGACCATGCCAACACGAATCATTAGAACAAAGTTTGGAAATTGCACAAGAATGTAAACGTGTATGCGATGAACACGAAATAGATTATTATTTTAAAGCAAGTTTTGATAAAGCTAATAGGTCTAGCATCAACGGAATACGTGGTGTTGGTATAGATAGAACTATGGTAGACTTTATAGCAATCAAAGAACAGTTAGGAGTAAAACTCTTAACCGATGTCCATACAGAAGGGCATGTTAGTCGTGTTAGAAGCGTAGTTGATGTAATACAAATTCCAGCATTTCTCTGCAGACAGACTGATTTAATACGAGCAGCATGTGCTACTGATTGTATTGTAAATATTAAAAAAGGACAGTTCCTTGCACCCTGGGACGTTGAAAGTATGCTGTCAAAGACAGAAGGTGCCAAAGAAGTTTGGATAACAGAGAGAGGAACAAGTTTTGGATATAATACTCTTGTTGTTGACTTTACTGGGTTGGACTACATGCTTAGTAATTATAATACTCCTGTGGTTCTTGATGCCACACACTCAGTACAGAAGCCAGGTGGCAACGGAGGCAGTAGCGGCGGCAATCGCAATTACGTTCCTGGCCTATGTCGTGCAGGTAGTGCTTTGGGTATTAGAAATTTCTTTTTAGAAGTACACCCTGATCCAGATAATGCACCAAGTGATGGTCCTAATGCTTTACATTTAAAAAACTTTGAAGATGTAATTAAAGACATTGTTAAAATAAAAAATGTTATGGGTGACTAGCTATGACGAAGCTAGATAAAACTCAGCATACTAAACAAGAATATAGACGTCTCAAGGCATTAGAAAAAGCTAAAAAAAGAGAAGCTAAGTCTGGCGTACAAAAACCTATTGTAACGCCAGTAACTGTTTCAGATGATATCAATATACTTTGTGTTAAGCACGGAACAAAATACTCAGCTGATTACGTTAATAAACTTTATAATATGATTAGTAGACATTGCACGTTGCCGTTTAAGTTCTTTTGTTTAACTGATAATCCTAACGATATTAATCCTAATGTTCATACAATAGAGTTACCTAGATTTTTATCAGGTTGGTGGTGTAAGCCTTACATATTCAGTGATCAGTTACCTATTAACGGAACAATATTATATCTTGACTTAGATTTAGTAGTTGCACAAAATATTGATAATATGTTTTTATATTGTCCTAACGATTGGTGCGTTATTAGAGATTTTACAAGACATATAAGACCAGACTGGAAAAAATATAATAGCTCTGTAATTAGATTTAGAAGTGGACAACTTGTAAAACTGTGGAGAGATTATTCTAAAGACTACAAAGGAATACAAGCTAGGTTCTTTGGTGATCAAGATTGGTTATACGATGCATCTAATAAAGCAAACATGCCTGGAACACTATTTCCTGATAACTGGGTTAGGAGTTGGAAATGGGAAATAAGACGTTCAAAAGAATTTGAAGCCGGAAGAGTAAAAGGCGAGAGAATATTTAAAGATATTGAACATATTGAGCCACCAAAAGACTGTTTAATTACTGTTTTTCACGGTGATCCTAATCCTCATAACTGTAAAGATCCATGGGTGGTAAATAATTGGCTTTAGATAATTTAGAAAACTATCTGTCTAAATGGATTGATCAGCTAGACAAAAAGTCAGATCACCCTTTTATAAATAACCAAAGTATACAACATTGTCCTTATGCAAAAGCTGCATGGACAAATGATAAAACTAAAACTGTAAAAGTAACTGACTATACTGTAGATAACTTTTGGCGTACAGTATCACAAGAAGTAATGAACTTTAATCCAAGCGAAAAAGATATTATCTTTGTTGCAGCTGAAACTAACCAACACGTAATAAACGGTATGCAACTTAGTGGAGGGGCAGATGCTATCAATTCTTACTTAAATGCACAAAATCAAGATAAATGGCTACTAACCCAATTTGGTGAAAAATATACTATGATTTTTATTCAAAAAATAACTGATTTAGATAACGGCAGTAAAATATTAGAAAAGAAAGGATACTATAACGGATTACATCCTTATTCATTTAATAAGAATGTTATGAGAAGAAGAAAAATGAGAAATAGACTTGACAACAACCAGTAAAGGTGTTATTATAGTAACATGATGAATCACAAACGCATAGGCTTTGCATGTAAATACATGCACCCAGATCAAACGCAGAAGAAAAAACTGCTAGAAGAAATCCAACGTCCTTTGAATACTAAGTCTACAACTGTACAATGGTTAAATAGACAAAGCAAAGAAGTTGCAGAACAACGACTGTGGGACATTATGGTCCACAACATTCAAAGTTACTACAACTTAATTGAATATGTTGGAGGATTACCAAATGATTTACGAATGGTTAGACTTGGTAGTGATGTACTCCCTGTATACACTCAGTCTGATTGGAGTTATTACTGGCAGTTGCCTGATGTACGTAGGTATTGTGAGCAGAACTTTTCCCGTGTTGGTGACTTGGCACGTGATCTCGATGTTCGGTTGTCTATGCACCCTGGTCAGTTTACTGTCCTTGCTAGTGATGATGAAGATATAGTTAGAAGGAGCATAGAAGAATTTGAATATCACACGGACGTCATCCGCTGGATGGGCTACGGTAAACAGTTTCAGGATTTCAAGTGCAATGTCCACATATCAGGACGCAAAGGTCCAGCCGGTATCAAAGACGCACTTAAAAGCCTCTCACCGGAAGCAAGAAACTGTATTACAATCGAAAACGACGAAAACAAATGGGGACTCGAACACAGTCTTGAGCTTGCAGACGATCTCGCTCTGGTGTTAGATATCCATCATCATTGGTGTAGAGAAGGAGAATACATTGACCCAACTGACGACCGATTTAAACGTGTTATTGATAGTTGGCGTGGTGTTAGGCCTGCTATCCATTATAGTGTTAGTAGAGAGGATCTTCTCCCACTACATAATACGAGAACTAGACCAGACTTTCGAGCCTTGGAAGAGCAAGGATACAAAAAATCCAAACTAAGAGCTCATAGTGATTACATGTGGAATGACGCTGTAAATGACTGGGCGTTAACATTCTTAGACTATGCTGATATTATGGTAGAATCTAAATGTAAAAATTTAGCTAGTATTAATTTGTATAAATATTACAAAGGAAACCAAAATGAACTATTTAAAAACAATGTACGGACACAAGAACAAAAACAGTTCGATCCAAACTACATCTGATAAAAATCCTAATAGAGTAACTGGTGGAATTAAAGGTCAAGGCGTAGATCATATAGTAATGGTTAGTGAAAATGGGCAGGAAAATCATGTTCCGGCTATGAAATATGTACAAAGTTTAGAAGAACAGTTACGTAAGCTACGTGCAACTATGGCAGTATTAGAACGTAAACTATCTCGTTCTGAAACTGCTATTACAAATTTACAAACAAGGAGGATAAATCATGATTAAGAAATTTATCACAAGCAGGCTAGAAGAAAGAACTTCTTGGGACGGTGCCGCACTTATTTTAATGGGTGTACTTGTTCTTATCGCTGGCCCTTTTGCAAAACTTGCAGCTTATGCCGCTATCGCATATGGTGCTTGGACAATTTACAAAAAAGAAGACTAAAGTTTACCAATTGGTATATCGCTAGAAGCAGATAAATTCCACATCTGTTTCTTTTCTACCCCCTTCTTTTGTGCAAATCTCTTACTATCGCAGGTCTTACATACGTGAAAGTAGTTATTACTTAACCTGTTAGGATCCATACTTCCTCTATCACGTTCAAACTCTATATCACAATTATCACAACGTAGTACAACTATCGTCTTTTCGCGTTTATAGCTATGATCCTTGCCGGATTTAGATTTTCGAACATGCCGGGTTTCTTTTTGAAATTCTTTAATGAACATAACTATATTTACATAAAGATTATAGAATAAACTTATAAATACAGTATAACGAGGAGTCAAAATGAACGTTTGTACACTTACAGAATCAGCAAAACAACAAATTAATACAATATGCAAGGAAAATAATTGCTATGGTATTAGTTTAAACCTTAAAGGTGGAGGATGTGCAGGTTTTGAATACGATTGGGGTACAGTAACATCTTCAGATGAAGTAAAACCGTTAGATATTACAATAGATGCAGGCGACGGAAAATTTGTGATAGGCAACGAAAGTATGATGTTCTTATTTGGCACAGAAATAGATTACGTAAAAACAATAATAGGCTCTAATTTTGAAGTAAGAAATCCTAACGCTAAATCATCATGTGGATGCGGGGTTAGTGTAAATTTTGATATGGATAAGCTAGAAGAAGCAGCAATATAAACGGAGTGCGATAAATGGCAAGACAAGAAGTAAACATTGGTGTAGAGGGTAATGACGGCACCGGCGATAGTATTAGAGAATCGTTTCGTAAAACTAACGAAAACTTTTCAGAACTGTATGCTGTATTTGGTCAAGGCGGTACTATTAATTTTACTGCACTTGCAGATACTCCAAACGAATTAACTCCTAATACTGTTCCACTTGTAAATGATGCAGGAACAGCAATACAATTAGCTACACTAGCTTCTAACGCAGCCTTAGGTGGCGGCGCAGCAGATACTATTGTGTTTAGTTATAACGTAGCTGGTAAACTTATTATATCAACTGCATTTACAGAAATGTCAGATGACTTAACACCAACATTAGGTGGACCTTTATTGGCTAATGTTAATCCAATAGCAAAGGTCGAAGTATCAGATGCGGCTGCGGCAAAGTTTGCAACAAGCCATGGTGATAATACTATAACAATAGACGACCTTGTAATTAACAAAGGTTATGCAGATAGTAGATATCTTATTGGTGACTCAACTGGAAATGCTCCTGTAAGAATTAGTGACGAACCAGCGACAGTAACACAGTATACCTTAAACATCAACAGATATTTAAATAATAATATTGAAGTTCTTAATCACGGGTATGATTCTAGTATTAATGGTACTGCTTATAAATTTAGAGCAGAAGATACAGATCCGTCAGGACTAGTTACTAACACAGTATATTATATTAGACGTGTTGATGCAAATAATTTTACTTTACATACTACTTCTTCTAGTGCATCTGATGCTAACCTTGATGTTGCAAACGCAACCAAAGTAGCAGTTTCAGGAACAATTGATGCAGCTGATTCACATACATTAATTGATAACACATATGATTCTTCATTAGCAGGAAACTTTTTAAATAATGTAGCAATGCCACGTAAGAGTATTGTTCGTCGACAAGGCGACACAATGGCTGGAGAGTTATACTTAAACGATCATCCTGGTGAACTTTCAGGTTCAGGAAAACCTAATGGTGATGAAGATATGCAAGCAGCTACAAAATTTTATGTAGACAATACAGCATACTCTAGTTCAACAAACTTATTTGTTGCTACTACAGGTGACGACTTAATGAAAAATGTACCTCAAGGCAGAGAAGGTACTGCATTTACATATGCATATAGAACTGTTAAAGCTGCAATGGCTAGAGCAGAAGAATTAGTAAAAGCTTCAGCACCAGCTACAGCTGATTTATCACCTTATAAACAAGTAATCACAAGAGATAGTGGAGAAGCCTCAGCTGATGTTACAGTTGCAGATGTTGTTTCTCCTGTGTATGACCAAACAAGACTTATTATAGAATCAAATAGAGATTTTATTATTAAAGAACTTACAGGGTTTTTAAAGTTTACATATCCTAATCATGTTTATGATATTGCACGTTGCGAATTAGATAGTCAATTAATTCTTGATAGTATTGCTTTAGACATTAATAGAGGACTAAACGCTAATACACTAACAAGAGCGGCCGCAGAGAGATATTATTCAACTGCAAGTGCAAGAAAAGCAATTACAACACAATTAACGGAAACACTTGCGTCTATTACATTTAAGAAAGATTTAATAACAGCATTATTACAGCAACAGCTTTATCAGCAGAAAACAGTTGCAAGTATTTCAATTGCTTCAACAGCAGTGGTTGGAACAACTACCGCACACGGGTTAGTTGATAAGAACCAAGTTACATTTGTTACGTCAGGCGGTATGACAGAGATTAACGGTAAGACTGCTTATATTAAAAAATTAACAGATCAAACATTTGAATTGTTTACAGACGAAGGACTAACAACACCATTTAGTACTGCCGCAGGTTATTCTGCATTTACTACTGGTACTGTAGGGCCAATTTATCAAACTGAAGTTAGCAGATGGGTTAACGTAGGTGGTGATGGTGATGCTACCGCTAGAGTTGCAGTAGGAGCAAAATTTGATTTAATTACAAATATTATTACAAATGGTATAAATTCAGGTGCAGACGAAGTGTTTGGTAGCAACTATAAAGTAGTACTAAACAACGGAGCATTGGACTATGTAGATCAAGGTATATCATCTAACAATGATTTGCTTCCTGGTAAAATTATAACTGGTCAAATCTCAGGTGCAGTAGCTAAAATTGTAAGTCTAAAATCAAACGATGCACTAAACGGAAATAACGATACTTTAGAAGTTCAGTTATTATTTCCAAAAGACTTTGAAGTAGGTGAAACTATACTTTATGGAAATACTAGTAAAAGTAAACAAATAACTGTCCATGTAGAGTCTGGAGTCTACGAAGAAGACTATCCTATAAAAATTCCTGAGAATGTAACACTAAGAGGCGACGATTATAGACGAGTAATTATTAAACCAAAAGACAGAGCATCACAGTCTCCTTGGGCAAACACATACCTTTATAGAGATATTGAATTTGACGGACTTAGTACTGCAAACACAGGTACTCCGTTCTTTAATCAGTCAAATGTAAAACAAGGTTACTTTGGATATCATTATCTAGTTGATGCTGATAGACCAGAGTCACTTGGTCCGGTAATTACTAATCCTGGAAGTTATAATACAGCGGCTGAAATTGTAAGACTGAATAAAGCATTTATACAAGAAGAAGTAATTGCGTGGATCAATACAAACAGTCCTAACATAACTTATACTGAATCTGTTTGGAGAGACAGAGTAGAACTTATCCTAAACGACATTGCTAATGATATGGTATTGAATACTAATTACAATGCTGTTAATAGAGGATTATATTATCAACAGACACCACAAGCTACAGCGGTTGGTGCAAATAAAGAAGCTACAATTAGTATGATTAGGTATATTGGATACTTAATTAGAAACTTATCAGCTGTTGAACTTAGTCCACAAGGTATTGCAAGACTTGACGATTCACTTACAGAAATAATTGATATTATTTCAAATGGTAGTGTTAATACTGGTACTGGTGCAGGACCAATAGAATTTGATTATCCTGTTAACTCAGGAGGTGTAGATTCAGATACTGATGCAACAAAAGCAAGACAACAACTACAAGCAAATAATGCTTTCTTACAAGCAGAAATAGCAGAATGGGTAAACACAAATCATTCTAGTGCATTACTTGATGCTACAAGATTAAAATTTGAAATTGGTAGGGTTATTGATGCTGCTAGTTACGATATCCAATATGGTGGTAATAGTGCAGTAAGAAGAGTTGCCTTAAGTTTATATGATAGTGCAACAGAATTATGGACGACTAACGCAGCTCAAAGAACTGCGGTTGCTGGTGCATTAAACTATCTTTCAGCAATAGGTGAAGTTGTATTAGTTGACAATGTTGTATCAAGTTTACAATCAGATGTAGCACAAAATATTACATTACAAGCAGCATCAACTACAGAGCAAGCAGAGTTTAGTGGACTATTACAAGTGGTTGAAGATGTTGTAACAGCTAACAGTACATCAGGTATACCTTCAGAAACACTTCCAAGTTTTACATGGCCAGCTTCAGAATTTAAAACAGCAAGGACTGCTATAGTAAGTGCATCAAATATTCTTACAACACAAAATAGTGTTATTAGTTTTGTTAATACTCATTTTGTTAACTATGTTCTTGGTGCAACTAAATGTAGAAGAGATGTTGGATTAATTGTAGATTCTTTAAGGCAAGATTTTGTTAGAGGTGGATCTGAATTTTCTACAGCTTCAGCAGGGCAATATTATTATCATTATATTAGTAAATATGCCAATGGCGGATTTTTAGGTCAAGAAGCAATTACAAGAGATTCAGTAACACAGATTGGAACTATATTACAGCAATTATTTACTGGAACATATCCTTCAGGTAGTATTTTACAAAATCAAGCAGCGGCAAGTTATAAACCACCAGTACTAACAAGCGGCGTTGCAGAGTCAGGAACTGGTACATTAGCTATTAATCTAGTTGGTAGAATTACTTACGCATTTAATGTAGATTATAATCCAGCAAAACGAAATAATCAAATGGATGTGTTCTTAATGAACGACGGTACAATTATTTCTAATATAAGTTGTCAAGGACATGGTGGATTTATGACTGTGCTTGACCCAGCAGGACAAATATTAACAAAGTCACCTTACATATTTGCATGTTCTAGTTTTAGTAAAAGTGAAAACAAAAAAACATTTGCTGGAGGAATGTTCCTCGATGCTTATGTTGCTAACCTTCCAGTATATGTACCAGAAACAATTAATCCTGGTGCATCATTAGGAGGATTACAAAACGGTAAAATAGATAACTTTACACTTTGGATAAGAAGTTTACCAGGTGAAGGTTTATTTTTAAGAGCACCATTACTTCCATGTCCATTTTATGTTGAAGGACGTAGATACCAAATAAATGCTATTTCAGACTATGACAGTGGAAACGGTTGGTGTAAAATTTATCTTGATGCAGACTCAAACAGTGGTACAGGTTACGACGAAACACAGTTTAATAACGGATTATATTATAGAGATGTATTCTTGCAAACCTCTGGAAACAGATCATTACTTGCACAAAACTTTACACAGATAAATGACTTAGGTTACGGACTTGTTTGTAACAACGGTGCAGTATCTGAACAAGTTTCAACATTTACATATTACAACCATGCGGCATTTTATGCTTTTAACGGTTCAGAAATTAGAGCATTAAACTGTTCAAACGGTTATGGTAACTTTGGTCTTGTTGCAGAAGGAGCAGATCCAAACGAGATTCCAGATCAGGTTACAATTAGAGACAGGACAATGCAACCTGCTAAGACTGTAACTACAGCGACATTCACAAATGCTATTAATGATACAGATATTTACGTAACTGATCTTAGTCAAGCACCGTTGCCAAACTCACATGTAACAATCGCACACGGTGGATCAACTGGTACACTAGATTATTTAATTAATAACGTTGAGTGTGTAAGTGATACAGATAACGATCAGATTTTTGGAGAGATTGGTGATATCCATGTAACCGGTGTTGAATCAGTTACAAGTATAGGAGGTGCTGATGTTTCTCGTTCCGCAGGTACATATAATAGTGTACAAGGCACCGGTGGTTCAGTAAAGAATATTAGTGGTGCAACCCAAGCTAATCCAGTTGTAGTAACAACTACTACAGGTCATAATTTAAGAGATGGCTCTAAAATTGTAATAGCAAGCGTTAGCGGTATGACAGAACTTAACACTAACACATACTATTCTAAACGTGTAAGTGATACAACATTCCAATTATACTCAGATGCAGCATTAACTACAACAGTAGATGGTACAGGATTTACTGCTTATACTTCAGGCGGTACAGTAACAGGCGGTGGCGCATCGTTTAATATTGTAGTCGATGGTTCAGGAGCTGCAACTGTAACAGTTAGCCACGGTGGACAAAATTATGTTACTGGTGAAACTATTACAATAGCTGATGCTGATCTTGGTGGTGGTGGTGGCGCAGCATTAACATTTGATGTTGTAGCTGTTGCAAACGCACTAGGCGTTGGAAAATTAAATAACAGAATTTATAAATTAAGTATTGCTGTAGACTCAGCACAAGCAAATAACTTTTTTGATAAACTACAGCTAACAATACCAACTGGTACTCTTATTAAATATAGAAATGTTAAATCACATGTATTAAACGGTATTACTGATCCTACACAATTAAATGTTAGACCTAATACTGCTATTAACTTTGATGAAAGTGATACTATAACATATAGAAGTATTGATTTCCAAAATACAGATCCGTACGGTATTGCTGTTGGTGCAAATTCAATTTATACTACATTAGATTCTGGATTTGAAACATTAGATATTAGTTCAACTGGTGATACAAATTTACAAGGTGGCAATGGTAGTGCTCAAGGTGATACAAAAATTGCTATTAACCAACTTACTAGAGCTAGTGACATAACAAGAATAACTAGAGACATTGCAGGATTACAACCAGGTGAAGGTGGTTATGCTGGCGGAATGTTATTTACACATGACGGTAAAGTTCATCAGGTAACTAATTACGAAAGTGATTCAACGGTTGCATATATTACTATTGCTGACGTTGCAGATACTAATATTAACGGTAGTTATTCAGGCACAGGATTAAACTCAGGATTATCAACAACAACAGCTGAAAACTTTAAACTAGGAATTAATGCAAACGCTACAGCTGAACTTACTGTTTCAATATCACTTGTAAGAGCTACAGGACACGACTTTACACAGATTGGTACAGGTTCGTTTAATGACTCAAACTATCCAAACATTATTTTAGGTAAAGCAGAAAACTCACTTGCAGAATTTTATACTACAGATAATACTGCTTCTAAAGCACAAGTTTGGGAGCGAAGAAAAGGTAGAGTATTCTTTGTTAGTACTGACCAATTTGGTTTCTTCCGTGTAGGTAAATTCTTTAGTGTAGACCAAGCAACAGGACTTATTACGTTCTCAGGAGAAATTGGATTATCAAATGCTAACGCACTTGGATTTACCAAAGGTGTTACAATTAACGAATTCTCAGCAGACGATTCAATGGCTGATGCTTCTGGTAGTGCAGTACCAACTGAGAAATCAGTTGTTGCCTATGTTGATAGACGACTTGGTAGCACACAAGGTGGAGCACAAGTCGTAGCAAGCCCTGCAGGAAATAGAATTGGACAAGGCTTTGTACCACTAAACGGTGTATTTCCAATGGAAGGCACATTGATTATGGGCACTAATCAAATTACTGGTGTTGCTAATCCAGGCACTGATGGTACAGCGGCTACTAATAAAAATTACGTAGACGCAAGAGTTGGTGAGTTTGATGAACTCAAAGATTTAAGAAGTGTTGAAACTAACAGTCAAACTAAAGATGATTTACTTGTTGCGACTGGTAAGAAAAGAATTTATGTATCTCCGCCAGATGGTGGAACATGGGTAGTAGGTGATACAATTCAGTTAGTAGGTAATGCGGGTATTAATGGTACGATTGTAGACTTAGAAAATACAACAGATCAACTACTTGGTGCCAACGGTGATGCATATAGTGTAACTATTGTAACATATACTGTTGGAGCAGGAGCGTTTACTTTAAGTGACTCTTTAACTAACTCAACTGCAACAGCAACAGTACTTACTACTCCGATGGATGAATGGGCTAACGCTGCAGAAGCATCGGGTAGTGACATTAATCTTAATACTACAAGAACAGCAAGTGCAGCAGAATTTGATTTACAAATTGCTCCAGGTGCAATCATCAATGCAGATGTTAACAATAGTGCAGCTATTGTTCAAAGTAAGTTAGCAATGACATCGGCAGATACGTTTGACGAAGATGATGCAACAACTGGCTGGAGTGGTTCAGCTAGTAAAGTACAAGCTGACTTAGGCTTAGCTAAATTTAGTGATGAAAACTTTGAAACTACAAGCGGTTATGTTAGAATTAAAGATGGCGGTATTGCTGTTGCTGAACTTACAACTATTAGTTCAGGTAACGTATTAGGAAGAACTACAGCAGGTGTAGGTAGCGTTGAAGAAATTACATTTGCAAACGCAATATCATCAGGTGGTGGTCTTGTTGATGGAGACTTTAGTAATATTATTACATCATCAGATGGTGGATTTCCAGGATCTGTATTAGTTAAGTTATCAACAGGCAACTACGGAATTGCGACAGTATCAACTAGTTCAACTGGTGATACAATGGTGCGTAGAAAAACAACAGGTGCTATACAAGCAAACAGTTATATAATTGGTGGTACTGATAGTTATGAAATATTATCAGAAAGTTCAGGTACGCTTTCACTTAAAACTCCAGCTCAAGGTACAATCTTAACGGCGGTGGGCGGAAGTGTTACACCTACTGTAACTTTTCCAATAGTAAAAATTCCAGGTAACTTAGATGTTGGTGCAACTAATATTAGTACTGAATCAACATTCCATGCAGGATCTAGCTACACTGGAGAATCCTTTATAGCAAGTGATTGGATTTACTCAAACTTTATTGAAGCAAACGGTGAAAGAGATGCTTCTGGAACAGGTATTGGTCTAGGAGCAGGTACAGGATTTGCTGATGCAGCAGCAGATGTTATTCAAATTGTTACAGGTGGTGCAGTAAGAGTACAAGTTGAAAGTGGAACCACTACAGTAACCAACGCACTTACAGTTCAAGGTAATACAACACTAGGAAGTGATAGTGCAGATACAATTAACATAACAGGTAGAATTAGTGCAAACATTTTACCAAATGTAGACAATACTATTAACCTAGGACAAGGTGGCGGAACTCCATTAAAGTTTAATACAGTTTATGCTACTACATTCTCAGGTACAGCAACTACAGCAAGATATGCTGACTTAGCTGAGAAGTACTTAGCAGACGAAGCATACGAAGCTGGTACAGTAGTGGTACTTGGTGGTACAGAAGAAATTACAGTAACAGATACTAAAGACGATCATAGAGTAGTTGGTGTTGTTTCAACTAATCCAGCTTACTTAATGAACTCAGAACTTGAAGGTGAACATCCAACTGATGTTGCAATGACTGGTAGGGTTCCTTGTAAAGTAATTGGAATAACTGCTAAAGGCGACATGTTAGTTGCTAGTGCAGTTCCAGGATATGCTGTTGTAAATAATAATCCTAAACCAGGAACAATAATAGGTAAGGCGCTAGAGAATAAACCCGATAGCGGCAAAGGTACTATTGAAATTATCGTAGGGAAAATATAATGGCAAAGAAAATAATTAATATTGGTAAGTCACAAAACAAAGGTGATGGCGATCCGTTACGTACAGCTTTTTCTAAAGTAAACGATAACTTTGATGAATTATACAGCGGCTCGTTTACTGACACAACAGATTTTACAACTAGTATAATTCCAAGAACTGATAATGAAATTAGTTTAGGATCAAGTACAAAACGTTGGTCTGAACTATATGTTAAAGATTTTATCTTTATTAATGGAGTTAGGTTAAGTGGATCAGCATCAGGAGATTTAGTAGTTGGCGGAAATATTGTACAAGCAAAAGATATAGTAGGAAGTATATTTGCTGACGATAGTACACTAATGATGGACGGACTAACTGGTAAACATTATGGTCCATTAATTGGAGATGTAACTGGTTCAGTGTTTGCAGACAATTCAACTGTATTGATTGACGGTGTAGCAGGAACAATTAGTGCTGGAGCATTAACAGGTGCTCTTCCAGCACTAGACGGTAGTGCATTGACTGGTATCTACGGAGACAGCGATGTTACAACTTTATTAAATGGTAATTTAAATGTTGATATTATTCCGGTTGCTGATGTAACATATGATTTAGGATCTGCATCTAATAGATTCCATTCTCTATATGTAGGACCTGGAACAATCGACTTAGACGGATTAGAAATTAACAAAAGTGGTGGTGCATTTAGGTTTGTTGAAAACGAACAAAATAAATTAGTATTTACAACTGAATCAAGAGGGCCTCATGTTCCAGGCGCACAAGATTATGTATTCCAACATTACTTTAGAGGACCACAGGCGGCTTCAGGAAGTTCTTTTGCTATAACAAATATTAGCGAGACACGCCCTATTAGAGTTACTACATCAACAGCACACGGTCTTTCAAATGCTAATAGAACTGTCAGACTTGAAAGTACTCAGGTTACGTCAAGTAGTGAAGACAGCACAAGAACAGGACTAACCTCAAGA